CAATAGCGATGGTGGCGACGTTGTTGGTAAGTGAGGTAGCGATGACGGGTGCCGTGTTATGCCACAGCATGACGTCCACAAGATCCTGAGCCGCTTGCGCTACTTCTTCGATCGTTGCGTCAAGGTAAAGGCTACCGATCCCCAAAGCAGAACGCAGTTCCGCCATGGTGACGTATGTTGCCGCCATCACTACCTCCTCTCAAGTGTCCCGTAGAGGCTACCCCCGGAGTTGGGACGGATCTCCGGAGGTAGCGGTCGATTATGTGAGGTTGAAGCGTTGCAGACCACCGGCGACGAGGGTCTTTGTCGCAAAGTAGCCGTACAGGAGAACGCTGATTTCACCTGTCGCTACGACGTTCACCGAAAGGGTAAGTTGTGGAGATTCGTAGATGGCAATTGCTGATGGTGTAGTGATGAACGCGCAGTCATCGATCGTGGTTCCGACCATTTGACTATCGACATATAGGTCAAGCCCCATCATCGAACCGCGGAGTCCGCGAGGTGACGATTGACCGTTGGCGTTGGCTGGCTGGCTGGCGTTGAATATTGATCGCCCGGTGGTATCCAGACTGCCGATCAGCAATGACCAGACGCTCGTACCTGCAATAAATGCGTCGGCAGTTTCGCCTGCTGCTGCATAGACCGCTGGTGCTGCTTGTGCAACGTATGCTTGCAACCCTGCGATCGTTGCGGCTTGTGTTGATGATTGCGTTCCCCCGCTGACAATTTCGGCAATGACAGCGGCATCTGAAGCGCGAGCGTAGGCTCGGGTGCAGTTTTCAAGCATGGCGTTATAGAACGATATGTCCGATCTGTCCAGTAATTCTGTGGACATGATCTGAGTGCCAGCCAGTTTCACGACCGTTGCGTTGACATAAGAGGAAACGATCTGAGTCGATGCGGTTGAGGCACCTTCCGCAACGGTTCCAATGGTGGCGTTGGTCGTAATTTTCGGATGTGCAATGGTCATGCCCGATGGACTGAGTGGGCGTGCGCCACCGAGAGCGTCAATGGTTGGACGACTCATTGTTGAAGTGTCAATGACGCTTGCAACATATTGTGTCGGATTGAATGCCGGATTTGTACTCATCGAGTCGTTGGCTGCGTATAGGCGTTGTGCTTGTGCGTCTGCTGCTCGGACAAATAGTTTGGATTCATCGTTGCCCATTGTTGCTTTGATGGTGTGTTGAAGATAAGAGCCGCCGTCAAAGATTGGACTGCGTACTTCCGTATAGGCGACTGGGACTCGGGTTCTTGAAGCCTCGACCACTTCTGGCTCGACTTCTGGGGTTGCTTCGCTCATCGAAGCCTCGCTTTCATTGGTTGGGGTTTCTTCTGGATCTGTTTCACTTGCAGCCACCGAATAAACGGCAGCGGACTCGAACGCAGCACTCTCGACGAGGCTGACTTCTTGGAGATCACTCTGGCTGACGTACATAACGCCATCAGAAGGTTTGGATGCTTTGACGTCAACGCCGACGCTCAACCCGGATTTGAGTCCGGATGCGGCAAGTTCAAGGGCGTCGTTGCCTGCTGTGGTGTTGGCGATCTTGAAAGATGCCATGATTCCGGCGGTGGTAATTTCGTGGGAGATCATCGAGCCGAGGACTTGACGGTTGTCGTGATCCGCAAAAAGTTTGGTTTTGCCTGCGCGGATATTGATGGAGCCTGGCTCAAAGACTACTTTTCCGGCGCTGGTATTGCCGGTAGCACCGAAGGGAACGATAAGTCCGGTGATGGTGCGCGTCTCGGTATCGGCGGCAATTATTTCGGAACTGAATGTCATTTTCATAGGTAGGTTGCCTGTTCTCCTTCGGAGGGTGCGAGATCTTCCATGACTCGCGCTTGTTCGACTGTGATGAGGTTGAGTGTAAGCATTTTTTCTAGGACGTTCAGGCGGGTCATGGGATCTGACCTGAGAAAAGATTCGTTGATTTCGGCTCGGACGTATTGTCCGCGGGGGCAGATGTCATCCATAGACAAGCGAGACTCTATTGCGGTGATGTAGCCGATGAGAGATATGTCAACAAGTTGACGGCGCTCATCTTGGATGTTGGAATACACGTCGCTGGAATTGATGTCTGCTGACAAGTAGTGCGCTGGTAAGTTCATCAAACGACTGATCTCGGTGGCAAAGTATTGGCGCGCTGCGTTCCAGGACAAGTCCTCGGGTGAGAATTGTGTGGGTTCAAATGACAAGTTTTGGGTCAAATAGGCGGTGGATTTGTTTTGGCGTGCGTTGCGCCAAGTAGCGAGGAGTCCAGCAATCTGATCTTCCGGAAGATCTGCACCATTATTCTTGATGATGCCCGACGGGATAGGCGTGTTCGCCGTCAGCGCCACGGCCTTCTCCAAATCGAGCGCTGCTTGAATGGTGCGACCGCCACGCGCGAGGACTCCTCCACCGTTGAGTCCCTGGAACGTAATCAGGCTGCCGTTGCCGTTTTGTGGGCGCTCAGCACCATCGACACGGTAGGAGAGGACTTCTGATTGTGATTTGTTGAGTTTGGGTGAGACACGGGTGGGGTCAACGAATCCGAAGCGGGCGGGGCGTCCATCGGCTGTATAGGTTTCGAGAACTTCCCAATAGGCGACGTCATAGAAGATCAACGAGTCAAGGGTGGCTGCCATAGTTGCGGCGCGTGGTTGCCGGTAGTCAGGTTGACGCAGCCAAAGAGGTGCTTCTAGTTTGACGTCATCGGTAGCGCGATACATGCAGTATTCCAGCGGGGCAATGATGTTGATCACGATGTTTCGGCATCTGCTGACCGATGGGACAGCAAGTGCAGCCATGCGGGAAATAGGTGCTTGTTGGTATTCGCCTACCCAGTTGGATGAGTAACTGATGGGGACTGCGTACTCTGCGCGGATTTGTGCGTGTGATTCGGGCGCGGGACGTGTGTCATTGACGAGACGCAACGATGAAAGCAGACCCATGCCCGGATTGTTTCACATTATTTGTTTACATGTCCTATTTTGCACGATTGTAAAGGTTTGTGCGCGTTTCCTTATATTTCAATAATCCTGGCAGTTGTGCGTGGCTTGCTAGCAAAGTGGACGACCATTGCCATGGCGATCGCCGCTGACACGTCGCCCATGGACTTGCGGCGGACAATACGCCACCCACCATCCGAGGTCGGTTTGGTCGCACACGACATCACATGGTCGATAAGTTCTTGTTGCCCCGCATGCACGAGTCTGCCGTGAGTCATCGCTGTAAGAGTCTCATCGCACGCCTGCGCGAAAGCGGCACCCGATACGTCTTCCACAGCAATTCCAGAAGCGGCTAGTTTGGCGGCAATGGCGCTGGAGGAGTAGCGATCGAAGCCAACGACTTGGGCGCGATACTTTCGAGCAGCGTCGGCGGTTTCGGATGCGATGGTGATGTCATCAACGGAGTGGTCGGCGCGCCAGAGTTTGAGGAGTCCGATGCCGATGCGTCCGTCGTCGAGGACTTGTCCGGCAACGAGGACGGCGGTGCGCCGGTGGGGTGAAATGTCCACGGCGAGCCAGGTGGTGCGCCCTGGGATCAAGACCAGGTTGGTGTCTTGGCATGCAGCGAAGGATCCTTCTTGCCAAGGTGATTCGAGGGCATCGACCCAGAGGCAGAGTGCCTCAGTTTTGAAGGTTTCGATCCGGTCTGAGAGGAGGTGCTGTTCGAGTACGGATTCGTCCATGAGGATGCCCATGCTTGGGTTTGCTTGTTGCCAGCCCAGGCGGTCGGTAATGTGCAGGGTTGGATTGGCAGACCATTCGTACCAACCCATCGCCGGAGATGTAGCGGTAAGGGCGCGGGTGCGTAGATCATTGAGGACAGTTGATCCAGCGTCGCCAGCGTTTGAGGTAGTCAACGTCATTGAGTTGGGTCGTGCTGATGTGGTGTAAGTAGCGGCAGCCCATCCGGCTTCATCGATTTGACGCAACTCGTCAATGTAAAGAAAATCGGCAGTTTTGCCTCTGGCACCGCCAGAATTACTTGCCACGACCTCGTACTTTGACGAGTCCTTCATAGTAAGACATTCTTTTCCATTTGCTATTCGTACATGCTTGATAAGTTTGCGTAGTTGCGGATGGGTGTCTATTGACTCTACAACTGAACTGAACGTGTCCAGAGCCATCTT